GAAATTAAAGAAGAAACAGAAGTTAAAGAAGAAACAGAAGATAAGAAAAAAGAATTAGAAGAATATAGTGACGGAGTGCAAAAAAGAATTGCAAAGCTGACTAAAAAATGGCGTGAAGCAGAACGTCAAAAAGAGGCTGCTGTAGAGTGGGCTCAAAAAGTAAAAGCTGAACAAGAAAGTTTGCAGTCTAGATTAAAAACTATAGAACCTAACTATGTAAATGCAATGGAAGGCAGAGTAACATCTGGCTTACAAGCTGCTCAAGCACAATTAATAAAAGCAAGAGAAGCAGGCGATATAGGTGCTGAAGTTGAAGCACAGAAAATGATTGCAAGACTAGGTGTAGAAGAAGCAAGAGTTGCTAATTTAAAGAAGAAATCGGAAGCACAAGTTAGAACACCTGTTCAAACTCCTACTTTAGATCAAGCAATTGCACCTCAAAACACAGTATCAGATCCTAAAGCAGAAGAATGGGCAGAGAAAAACCCATGGTTTGGATCAGATAGTGCAATGACTTACACTGCATTTGATTTACATAAAAAACTAACCGAGGAAGAAGGGTTTGATGCGCAATCTGATGAGTATTACAAAGAGATTGATAGACGTATGAAGCTTGACTTTCCGCATAAATTTGGTAATACTGAATCAACGGTAACGACTAAGCCTACACAAACAGTAGCTTCAGCAAAGCGAAGTGTGAATTCTAAGTCGCAGAAAACAGTGAGACTCACGCCGTCTCAAGTAACAATTGCTAAAAAATTAGGTGTGCCACTAGAACTTTATGCGAAACAATTAAATATCACGAAGGAGAGATAAGCATATGACAGATAAAAAAATAGACTCCCGTGCGAGCCAAACAAAAGTTAAAGAACAGAAAAAAGTTTGGACTCCACCATCATCTTTAGATGCCCCACCCGCACCAGATGGTTTTAAACACAGGTGGATAAGAGCTGAGTCGATGGGTTTTGATGATTCATCAAATATGTCGGCAAAGTTAAGATCAGGATTTGAATTAGTTAGATCTGATGAATATTCTGATGTTGATTATCCAACTATTAACGACGGGAAATACAAAGGGGTTATCGGAGTTGGCGGCCTTTTGCTGGCAAGGATACCTAACGAAATTGTTAAGTCGCGCGAAGAGTATTTTAAACAACAAACTCAAGACCGAAATGACGCGATCGAAAACGATTTAATGAAGGAACAGCATCCAAGTATGCCGATCAATAATGATCGACAGACTCGTGTAACCTTCGGTGGTACGAAGAAAAGTTAATTTTTTAACAATTCTTACCAACGGATAAATTAAATCGTACTGGAGGCCTTTCGAGGCAGGTACATAAGGAGATAAAACTATGGCTAACAAAGACGCAGCGTTCGGTTTCAAACCTACAAGACATCTTACAGGTGGACAAATCAGAGCGGAAGAATATGCTATAGCTGCAAACTACGGATCAGACATTTTTACTGGTCAAGTAGTTGAAGCAGTTACAGCAGGTGGTATAGAAGCAGCGGCAGCTGGAGACACTCAACAATTAGGTGTTTTCGGTGGCGTGTTTTATACTGATCCAACAACAAGTAAACCTACATTTAAAGCTTATTATCCTGCAAGCACAAACGCTTCAGACATAGTAGCTACAGTGTATGCGGATCCATATATCGTGTTCGAAGCACAACATGATGGTACAGGAACAGCAGCAATGAATCATGGTGGATTTGATTTTACAGGAGTAGGCGGAAGCACTCTTACTGGACAATCAACTTCAGAAATTGATACATCAACTGTTACTACATCAGGTGGTTTCAAACAAATCGGTATATCAAAAGATCCGGACAATAGTGATACAAGCTCGGCAAATGCGAATGCATATGTTGTATTCAATACTGGTGAGCATGTGTTTAAATTAACAACAGCACTAGGTTAATAGTTAGAATAGGAGAATAAAAAATGGCTATATCAAGATCACAACTAGTTAAAGAACTAGAGCCAGGTTTGAATGCACTATTCGGCTTGGAATATAAAAACTATGCAGATGAGCATGCAGAAATTTTCGACGTAGAAAATTCTGACAGAGCTTTTGAAGAAGAAGTGATGTTATCTGGTTTCGCAAATGCTTCAGTTAAACCTGAAGGATCAAGCGTTAACTACGATACAGCACAAGAATCTTTCACTGCTAGATACACTCACGAAACGCTTGCTTTAGCGTTCTCAATCACTGAAGAAGCGATTGAAGATAACTTGTATGATAGACTTGCGTCTAGATATACAAAAGCATTAGCTAGATCAATGGCAAATGCTAAACAAGTTAAAGCAGCAAATGTATTAAACAATGCATTTGATTCAAGCTTCACAGGTGGTGACGGCGTAGAACTTTGTTCTGCAGTTCACCCAATTGTAGCTGGAACGTTCAAAAATGAGTTGTCAACTGCAGCTGACCTTAACGAAACTTCGTTAGAGCAAGCTCTTATTGACATCGCAGCAATGACTGATGAAAGAGGTCTAAAAATTGCAGCGAAAGGAGTTAAAATGATAATTCCTTCAGCGCTTCAATTTACTGCTGAGAGATTGATGAAATCTCAAGGTAGAACTGGAACTGCAGATAATGATATCAATGCAGTCGGTAGCATGGGAATGATCCCACAAGGTTACGTAGTAAACCACTACTTAACTGATACTGATGCGTTCTTCATTAAGACTGATGTTCCTAACGGATTAAAAATGTTCGTTAGAGCACCAATCAAAACTGCAATGGAAGGCGACTTCGAAACTGGAAACGTAAGATACAAAGCTAGAGAGAGATATTCTTTTGGATTCTCAGACCCTAGAGGTATCTTTGGATCACCAGGAGCATAATCGTAATAATTTTGTGGCCGGACATAGTTCGGCCACATTGTAATAAGAAAGTAGAAATATGAAAAAATTCCTAATAACTATCTGGGCCTATGATCATTATGCAAAATTTAAAGTTTTGTCTGAAGATAATGCCAATTCTCTTGAACAATCGATCCTTGACAAATTGGGAGAAAAGAGTATAAATTGGGAATATCTTGGTATATCATATGATAACCGAGTAAACAGAATAACCTATGAGGAGGTTGTTGATGATACAAGACCTATACAAACGAAAAAGGTCCTTGGAGTTGAAGTGGGAACAGGAGCATCTGTCTAATGGTAGATACACTCTTGAAATGGTCAGAATCGATGACAAAGTTAAACAAGTCATTACTGACATTAAGCTTGAAGAAGCTAAAATTGCTCACAGACAAAATAGCGTTGAAGGCGCTGCTCCACAAGTTTCTGTAGCTACTTAATCAAAAGCTACATCGTTGGAAAAATCCAATCCACATTACAGGCTCTCTTGCACTCTACTAAAAACTGTTGTATAAAAATCACACTATACAAATTATAATAAGTTAAATGTAGACGCGTATAGTCGACATCCCTAGGGACTACATTTAAAATATCTAGGAGGATATTAAAATGGCAAACACAACTTTTACAGGTCCGGTAAGATCTGAAAGCACACTTAAAACAATTAGTAAAAACTCTAGCACTGGAGCAATTACTGAAGTCATCACTATGGGTGATGGACCTGTTGCATTAGCAGATGAGAATAAAACTCTTGATAACGCAACACATAGTGGAAGAACTCTTGTAGTTCCTGCACTTGCAGCAAATAGAACAATTACATTACCGGCACCAGTTGCTGGTGCGCACTTTAAATTTATTTATGGTGGCGCTGCGGAAGAAGCAGAAAATTTAATTATAATAACACCAGGAAATGCTAATTTCTTTATTGGTGGAATTATTCATTTAGATTCTAATGCTGATAACGTATCTGTTTATTCTAATGGAAGCTCTAACTCAAGTTTAACTCTTACAGACTTTGGTTTATTTGAAATAAATATTTTGGCTAAAGATAGCACAAACTATTACATTTGGGGTCAAGCAGAAGGTGCAGACGTACCTGCATTTGCAGATCAGTAATACATAATTATGTGGGGCTTCGGCCCCACAGTTTCTTAATTAAGGAGGGAAACAATGGCAGACACAGTAACAGGACCAACTATCTTACAACAAAACGATAAGAGAGTTGTTATTAAAATAGTAAACCAATCAGACGGATCAGGTGGAACTACAGTTTTTGGAGATGTATCAGCACTAGATGCTAGAGAAGACGGAACTGCAGTAGCTCATCTAGGACTACTTAGAGTTTGGTATTCATGTCAAGGTGGTGATGGAGGAGACTCTTACGCTAGATTAGATGAAGAAGACTCTGATGGAGATATTCCTATTATCGGATTAACTGGTGCAGGATATTGGGACTTTAGAGAATTTGGTGGAATACCAGCAGATAAATCTAGTAACAGTAATCAAAGCGATGTTAATCTTGTTGTACCAGGCGCAGCTGATTCTGGTAACATGTATACGATTATAGCAGAGTTTCAGAAAATTTATTAAGGAGGGTAACTAATGGCCAATACAACTTCCGGCACAGTTACTTTCGACAAAACTTTTGCTGTAGATGATCTAATAGCAGAAGCATATGAACGTATAGGTTCACAAGTAACTTCTGGATATCAATTAAAATCTGCAAGAAGATCTTTAAACATTCTTTTTCAAGAATGGGGTAATAGAGGTTTGCACTACTGGGAAGTAGGTGAAACTAATATTGATTTAATTGAAGGCCAAGCTGAGTATACTTTTTATAGAGCAAGTGGAGATGGAACAAGTTCTAGTACAAATGCAACATCTAATGTTTATGGAGTTGCAGATGTTTTAGAAGCAACGTTTAGACAAAACAGAACACAGGCTACTCAATCAGATGCAGCAATGACAAAAATTGATAGATCAACTTATTCTAGTTTGTCTGCAAAATTATCTAAAGGAACACCATCACAATATTTTGTTCAAAGATTAATTGATAAAACTACAGTTACAGTTTACCCGACACCAGACTCAACAGCTGCATCTAAAGATATGCATATTTATTATGTAAAAAGAATACAAGATGCAGATTCTACTTATACAGATGCAACAGATGTACCATATAGATTTGTACCTTGTATGGTTTCAGGATTAGCTTTTTACTTATCACAAAAGTTTAATCCACAAGCATCACAACAATTAAAACTATATTATGAAGATGAATTAGCAAGAGCATTAGCTGAAGACGGTTCTTCTTCTAGTACATACATAACCCCTAAAACTTATTACCCAGGAACTTAATGGCACAAGCAAGAGGAAAATACGCAAAAGCAATATCAGACAGATCAGGAATGGAGTTTCCATACAGAGAAATGGTCAAAGAATGGAATGGTCATTTAGTGCATCAATCTGAATTTGAAGCTAAACATCCTCAATTAGAATTAAGATCAAGATCAGGAGATGCACAAAGTTTATATGATGCAAGACCTGCTAGAACTGAAAATGAAGTTGCAAGACCTTTAGGACCAAATCCTTTTCAAACGATTGCAGCATCATCAGGTATTATAAATGTGTTTGAAAAATCTCATGGTAGATCAACAGGTGATACTGTAAGATTTAGAGGACCTATCTATACAACATCAGATCCAGATGCTTTTCAAAACCCAGTTGGTTTTGATGGTGTTACAGGAGCTAATTTAGCAAAAGCTGCAGGATATTCTATTACAGTTGGTAAAAGAGATTCAAGTGGTAATATTGCAAACACAACAGATTTCTATCACTTTACTGTAGACACAAACACTGCTACAACAGGTGGTATATCAGGAGGAGGCAATAGTTGTTCGGCTGGTCCAGCAACATTGACAGCATAATGGCAGGAATAAGTTTTTCAGATTTAAGAACAAATATTAGAAATTACACAGAAGTAACTAGCACTGTTTTAACTGATGCTGTAATTGAAAATATAGTTTTAAATGCAGAGTATAGAATTTTTAGAGATGTACCTATTGATGCATACAGAACATCAACAACTGGTAATTTAGTTGCTGATCAAGATTTTGTAAATGTCCCAGCAGGAGCATTAGTTATCAGAGGTGTACAAGTTTATGATTCAACATCAGTCACAACTGGCTCTAACATTTGGTTAGAGAAAAAAGATTTAACATTTTTAGAAGAGTACAGTTCAGCAAATACAAGTACAGCAAAACCAAAATATTACGCAATGAAGGGTGGTGGTACAGGTAATACTAGCTCTACATCAGGTGCTATTTTGTTATCACCAGTGCCTGACACAACTTACGAATATCAAATTCATTACAATCGTATACCAGATAAATTAGAAGCAACAGACAATGAAACTAGTTACATTAGTTTGAATTTTCCAAATGGTCTGCTATACTGTTGTCTCGCAGAAGCGTATGCGTATTTAAAAGGCCCAGCGGACATGCTGCAATTGTATGAACAAAAATACAAAATAGAAGTAGAAAAATTTGGAGGAGAACAAATAGGTAGAAGACGAAGAGATGATTATTCTGATGGTACAATTAGAATACCAGTCAATTCGCCAGCACCGTAAAGGAATTAAATTATGGCATCAAGTTATTCAGATCTAGGTATTGAACTAATGGCAACCGGCGAAAATGCCGGTACATGGGGAACAAAAACAAATACCAACTTACAAATTGTAGAAAAAGCAATTGCTGGTTATGTAGAACAAGCGGTAACTAGTGGTGGAACAACAGCACTATCAATTACAGATGGTGACTCAACAGAATCAACATCCGTTGCAAGACATGCAGTTATAAAATTAACAGGAACAATAACAGGTAACTCTATTGTAACTGTACCAGACTCTATAGAAAAAGTTTACATTGTCACAAACGGCACATCAGGTGCATACACTGTTCAATTTAAAACAGCATCAGGAACAGGTATTACTTTTGGTGTATCAGAAAAAACTACAAGACTAGTTTATTCGGACGGAACAAATCTTGTTGATGCAGGGTTTGGTGGATCTCTTGATTTAGAAGGAAGAGAATTAGTTTTAGATGCTGATGGTGATACAACTATTACAGCAGATACAGATGATCAAATAGATATTAAAATTGCTGGTGCAGATGATTTTCAATTTACAGCAAATACTTTTACAGCACAATCTGGAAGCAGTATTGTTGTACCAGATGGTGGACTTACTTTTGGAAGCACAGCGATTACTTCAACTGCAGCAGAATTAAATTTATTAGATGGAGTTTCTGGATTAGTACAAGCAGACTTTACAAAACTTGCAGCTGTAGATTCTACAGCAGCAGAGTTAAATATAGTTGATGGTGGAACATCAGCTACTTCAACAACAGTTGCAGATGCAGATAGAGTTGTATTAAATGATAATGGTACAATGGTTCAAGTTGCAGTTACGGATTTAGCTGCATACTTTGATGATGAAATTACAGCAATGCCTAACCTTACATCGGTTGGCACACTTACAACTTTAACAGTCGATAATGTAATTATTAATGGTTCTACTATTGGTCATACTGGTGACACAGATTTAATGACAGTTGCTAGTGGGGTATTAACTGTTGCAGGAGAAGTAGATGCTACTTCATTAGATATTTCAGGTGATGCTGATATTGATGGTACTCTTG